GACTTTTAATAGTTAGTCTCCTAATCGAACGTGCCTTCATCCACCCATCCGTATACGTTGCTGGAGCTATCCACATGGATGAGGTGCCACGGGTGCGCCCCTCCATTCTTTGCGCAGGATGGGTCTTTGGTAATTTTCGCCTTTCCGGCAGTAGCTTTGTAGCCCTTCGCATCGGCATAGCTGCTGACGTAGTGGGTGCCGCCGTGAAAATTCACAATGTCACCCACGGAATGCTTGCCCCCAGAATCGCCGCCATCATCGGGAGCCTTCAGGAGGTCAAGTGTCATGGTCAGGCTTTCTGCATTGTGCACAACGCCGCGCACATAATAGTTGCCCTGCGATGTGCCAGCTTTCAGACAGACGAGATGCCCTTTCCGCAGCCATGGGATGTCCGGCGTGTTGACGGATACTTCCTCAACGACCTTGCCGTCCTCATCGAGAATGGCCTGTGCCGCAGATTTAGCATCGGCCAGCTTTTCGTCTGAGCCTCGGCGGTAGATACGCTGTCTGGTTCCATATTGGGTAAGGCCATCCAGAGTTGCCTCGACTTTACTTTGGCCGCTCTTATTCTCTTGGCCAACGACCTTGACCTTCGTTACAAGGTCTTCGGTGCTGAGGCTGTTGCTGACGGAGATGGTGTTGTCAAGCTTGAAAACGTAGACATCATCATTGCCGCCAAGCGGAACAATTTCGGCCTTGCCCTTCGTGGCCCGGATAACGCACTTCTCGCCGCCCTTCTTTACGGCATCATCCAGCAGCTCCAGCATGATATCCGAAAGGTACTTGTTCTTGAAGGTCAGCTTTCCGTGAGTAGCATTCGGCCCCTTATACTGCCCAAGGGTAACACCCCATTCGTCCAAAATCTTTTGGATTGCAGACTGTGTGCCGGTGCCATCAGGCAAATACACATTATCCTGACTCTTTTGCAGCTTGTACAGCTCATCATAGCAGATGCAGGACAGGTCGGATGCAGAGTTTCGGTCTTGCGGGTTCCACTTCTCCACAAAACCACGGGCCACCTCACCATTGAAGGAACCGCCATCGCTGGCAGTTACCACGATAAGGCTCCCCAGCTTCACAACGCTGGAGAGCTGGCCTTTCGATGTGGTATCATTCCGGGCCTTGAAGGTCAGCCGCATGGAGATTTCCTTGTTGGCTTCTTCCCAGCCCAGAGCTTCGATATAGTTTTTGATGTTGTACTGCGTTCCATCATCACCGATGACGGAAACGCTGTACTTCAGCTTTGCAACATCGACCATGGGCAGCCTCCTACGGAATAATCAGGGAGGCCCCAGGGTAAATCCACTTGCCGCTGTCGCTGCTCTTTTTGCCGTGCTTTTTAGCAGCAGCTTCGATAGCGTCTTTGTTGGCATCATAGATTTTCTTCCACTTGGAGCCATCCCCGTACTGCTTCTGGGCAATCTTCCAGAGGCTGTCTCCGCTGCTCACGGTATAGCTCTGGCCGGAACCAGTGCTTGCAGCAGCAAGGTCAGTGCGCGGGTTGGTTTTCTTCACATAAGAATCGGTGTTCAGTTCATCCGTTGTGTAGATTTCGAGAGGTTTTTTCTGTGCAAAAGAGATGTCGTACTTCAGGTTCCCGAACGCGCCATACCCGGTTGTGTGGAAAGAAGATATGGTAACGTCAATATTCAGCCAAATATCAGTGATGATAAGGGTCAGAACAGTTTCGTTATCTACATACTCCTCGATGATGCTGCGAGCAGCAGCAGGGAGCGTCCAGAACATCCTGTTTACGATGGTTTCATTCCGGCGCGGGAATCCGAAAAATTCTCCGCTCCAAGAAACCTCCGTGACATCAGTTCCGCGCGGCACCTTCACAGTACCGCGGGAAATGGTGTCGAAGGTCTGGTATTTTGCTCCATACTTCACCTCGACCTGTTCAGGCAGAGGGGTGAAGAAAAACGGCGTACCGCCTCCTGCGGGAATCAGGCAAATCATGCGCTCACCCCCTTCAGCGGCATATTAGAGAACACCTCATCGAGCTTTGTTGCAAGCTCGCCGCCGATTTCGTCTGCCATCTCTTTCATGTGCCGCCGGATAACGGCCATGATTTCGTCTTCGGACTTCTCGCCGCCGGTGATGTTGAACTCAGGGTTTACGTCAACCTTAACCGTAACTTCGGGTCGCACAGTCACATTCTGGGAGGTAGAGGCCACGTTCTGAGAGCTGGAGCTTGTGGATGCGGTGGAATCATCCTCAGAGAACAGATTGGAGGCCACAGGAGCCTCGTTTACAGTCTGAGACAGATAATCTACCGTATCGGAGGAAAACTCATTGTGGCGGCTCGTGTGGCCGTCATAATAGCTGCCCATATAGTTTCTGACCACCGGGCTTGTGTAGCTGCTGGAACCAGAGCCAACCAGACCGCCATTTGCGTGGGCAGTCACGCCGAGGATTTCTCCGGCTTGCTGGTACAGCTCAACAGCCCGCTCGCGCCTTGCGGGAACGAGCGGAATAATCATCTCAGGGCCTTCCTCACCGACCCACGAAAGCTCGCGGCCATTCACCATGCCGCCGGTTGCATGGCCGCCGATGCTCATGCCATGATAGCCAGCAGCATACGGGGTGACAGTCTTGCCGGTCACCGGGCTTGTGTAGCTGCTGGAACCAGAGGAAGAGGGAGCAACGACACTGTTCATGGAGGAGTGAAGATTGAACTGGGCGTAGACATCCTTTTTGAACTTGGTAGCAGAAACAGCATCCAGCTCATCGTCTACTGCGTCCCGGGCCGCTTCTCCCAGACCGCTGCCGCGGATGGAATCAGCAAACGAAGCGGGTATAGAGTCCGCAACAGCCTTCAGCCGCTCCACGAGGGCTGCCTGCGTTTCGGCATCCATGCCGTTCAGATCGAACCACTCCACAACATCAGAGTTCGTCCAGTCTGCCACGTTGGGCTTTTCCTTCAAGGCCGCGTCCATAGCCTGTTGCAGCTTCTCGGAGGTCGTGCCTTTCAGGTCGGGCAAGATACCGTCCAGAGCAGAGCTGTAAGCTTCAGCAATAGAATCAAGCTGGAAGGATTCAACACGCACTTGGAGGTCGGACACCTGTGCGTGATAGCTATCCGTAAGAGCCTGCAGCTGGCGGTTATATTCGGCTTGGTTGATGTCTCCACGGTCAAGCTGGAGCCGAAGGTTGGTCACGTTCACTTCCAGAGCTTCATCGTACTGGCTGGTCATGCTGCTGACCGTGTTCTTCAGCTCCTCTTGCAGGCTGGCAAAGGATTCAGCATCCAGAGCAGCCCCACCGTATTTGATTTTCAGGGTATCAAACTTGGCATTTTCCTGCGCCGTGCTCACCTGATTGGTAATATCCTGAATCTGCTGCTGCAAGCTCAGGATTTCGCTATCGCTGTCCAGCTTCAGAACGCCACCGTTCAGCTTAATATTGGCATCTATGGCGGTGTTCAGCTTTTCCTTCAGCCCATCCAGCTGGGCATCAATGGCAGAATAGGTGGCATCCAGACCGTCCGTGTTGGCATCTTCGCCCATAATGAGCTTGAAGGCCATACTTGCCTCGTAGTGCTTGTTTTCGAGGTAAGTCGCAGTGCTGGACAACATCTGGTCAATGCTGGAGCGGTACTCCTTCACGTCCGCTTCGGTCACATGGGTGCCGAGGCTCATCTTCCAGTTCTCTTTTTCCAAGCTGCTAAAGGTGGACTTTACAGAGGAAAGAGAGCTTTCGACATCTTGCACAGCGGTGGAGAAGTTGTTAAACATCGTCTCTGCGCCGTCAAAAGCAATGGAAGAGGCGGCCTCCTTGATTTCAGTCAGGGAGAGGTGCAGGCTGCCAAAATGCTCGATAAGGTTATCAGACACGGCCCTCTGGAGCATGGTATTGAACTCCTCGGTGGTAACAGTTGTGTCCTTCAGGGCCTCAGTCAAAGACTTGGTTTTGAAGTTCACGCTGTCGGTGGAAGAACCGGTGATCTCATAGACCTTCTGGAGCTTCTCGTTGGTCAGGGCCTCAGCTTCCGCGCTCTCCTGATACTCCTTTTTGATGCGCTTGCCCTCTACATACCCGGTCAGGCCGCCAATGCCAGCACCAACAAGGCCGCCGACAACGGTACCAACACCGGGGATAAAAGAGCCGAGCATGGCACCGGCAGCCGCACCAGTGGCCACGCCGCCAGCTTTCCATGCAGCAGACTGCCCATAGGCTGCCTGCTTTTCCTTATCGCTGGACTTCATAGCAGTGTAGGCGTCAATGCCGGCACTGATAAGGGTTGCGCCAGCAGTAACGGCACCGGCCACAGCTCCAGCACCTTCCAAAGCGGCCATGCCACCAGACAGGGCACCAGAGGTGCTGCCGAAGTACAGACCAGCCTTGCTGCCGCCGCCCACAGCATAGCCAACATTTGCAAGGCCACCCAGAATGCCAGTGCCAGCAACCATAGCATTGCCGGTAGACCCAGCGACTGTTCCGGCCAGAGACGCGCCGCCAAGGGAAGCCTGTGAGCCAAAAACGCCCTTTCCGATAGTCCAGACATCTTTGCCAACACCCACAGCAGGCATTGCAGCTTTCGCGATGATAGCAGCAGACACAACAGAGCCGAGGTCTGCACTCTTGCCTCCCGGCAGCAGCTTTCCAGCACTAGAGAACAGGTTGCCAATGCCGGACAGCATGCCGTCTTTGATGGTGTCAAAATCGAAGCCATCGGCAAAGCCCTGAGCAAAAGCCTTGCCCACAGATGCACCCTCATTTACGGAATCGGACACATCAATGCCCAGCAGCATCATCAGCCCAGCACCGATGCCAGAGCCAATGCCGCGGCCAACATCTCCGGCAATATTGGAGACCATAGACTTGCCGGTGTTCTTCCACCATTCGCCGAAAGGTTCAGCAACGATTTCATTCCACGCCAGCTTTACACGCCCGCCAAAGTCGGCATTCTGCCACTCATCGGACGCGGTCAGGTCGCGCATCTTTGCCTGCATGACATCGTATTTGCGGTCAACGAAGTCCATAAAGTCGCTCAGGGCAGCTTCGACATCAGGCATGGCGGCGGTCAGGCCGTCTGCTACATCCCGGACGTAGTGATTCAGGCGGCTGCCAAAGCTGATTTTTACGCCATCCACAGCAGATTGCAGCAGCGTGATGGAGCCAGACAGGTTGTCGAGCTGGGTGTCGGCCATGCGCTCGGACGCGCCAGCAGCATTGTCGATGGCGTTGGCCAGCTTGTTATAGTCGGTCTCGGAGGCGTTCAGAATGGCCAGTAGTCCCTTTTGAGAGTTTGTGCCGGCAATGGCGTTCGCAACGCTTGTTTTCTGCTCATCATTCATATTGGCGGTAGCATCGCGTAGTTCTTCCATGACATCCACCAAAGGACGTGCGTTGCCCTGAGCGTCAAAGAACTTGATGCCAAGTTCCTCCAGAGTATCACGGGCATGGTGCGTATTGGTGGAAAGTCTTGTCATGATGGAGTTGAGGGCGGTACCAGCCATGGAAGCTTTGATACCGCTGTTTGCCATCAGGCCAGTCATAAGGGCAACGTCCTGAACGGAGTAGCCCAGAGAACCGGCCATAGAAGCCGCAAACTTGAACGTTTCACCCATCATGCTGACATTCGTGTTGGCGTTGGAAGATGCAGCGGCCAGCACATCAGAGAACATTCCGGCATCGGAAGCCTTCAGGCCGAAGGCGGTCAGGGCATCCGTTACGATGTCAGAGGTCGTGCCAAGGTCTTCGTTCGCGGCAGCGGCCAGCTGCATAATACCGGAGATGCCATCCAGCATATCTTCCGTTTTCCAACCAGCCATGGCCATATAGTTAAAAGCCTCAGCAGAATCGGTGGCGGTAAATTTTGTGGTCGCGCCCATCTCTTCTGCCTTCTTGGTCAGCTGATCCAGCTCATCGGAATCAACTCCGCTCACGGCCTGCACTTGCGACATGGCCGCTTCAAAGTCTTTTTGGGTGTTGATGGTATCGGTCAGCCCCAAACTTACCCCGAAAAAAGCCCCCGCTTGAAGCAGGGGGTTTTTTAGCAAATTCAGCAAGGTTCTAACCGGAGTGGTGGCGAAGTCCAGAGCTTTCAGGGTGAAGCTCCACGTCTTGCCTGCCAGAGATTTTACGCCGCCACCGATGGTATCGAGGACAGGAGAGATGTTCTCTTTGGCCTCCAGATAAATCTGGTACTTTTCCTTGGCCCACTTTGCGATGTTCTGCTGGGTTTTGTTGGCCTGCTCATCAAATTTCGAGACGTATTCGCGGCTCCTATCAACGGACTGGCCAGCTTTATCAGCAGCATCTCCCAGCTTCCCCAGCTTTTTGGTAGCATTGGACACACCGGGCTCGGTTTTGTCAACGGTTTCAATAGGGATTTCGATTCGGATTGTTTCAGCCATTTTCGTCCCCTCCCTTCTGCATGGATTCAATGGCTACCTGCATGGAGGCAAGCATAAAAGCCTGCACTCCGGGCGGCTTCAGGTAGAATTCGTCAGGGGTTATGCCGGTGCGCTGGAAGATGTGATGCAGCAGGCACAGCTTCCCGCCGGACTGTATCAGTTTTTTGCAACTTCCTCCAAATCGGACTCGTAGCCGCTCAGCTTGTCGATGGCATCGATGACGCGGTCTTTCTCGCCAGCCTTCAGACAGTAGTCGATGACATCCAGAGGCCCCATAATCTGGAGGCCCTGTGCAAGCAGAGCATTCCAGATGGCCTTGTTGCCCCACAGCTTCTTGCGGTCATCTTCTGTGGTTGCCTGATAGATAATCTCAGAACGGTACTTCACGCTGTAAGTGGTTTCAGGCAGCTTCACACCCAGCTGCCTGCTGCGGACATATTTGGTGTGCTTCTCCTTGCAGTCGTTATATTCAGTGGCAGTCAGAGGGTGGATGTTAAAAGCAAAGAGCAGCTTGCCAGAGCGGACAATCTCAATGCGCTGGGTTTCGTTGGCAAAACCAGCGGCACCAATCAGGCCCTGAATAAAGTTCTCCTCATTGGCCTTGACAACGCTCTTGG